CCCCATAAATCCGGAGATAAGAAAAAGTTTCAACACGCACACACATTTCACAATGGAATACATTAAAGACATCATGAATGTCCAAGGCTCTATCGCTAGTTTCGGCGATGGGTTAGTCTATATTAGAAACACACTCAAGCTCAGCTTCGCTCGAGCAGAAAAAAAAGATGACGTCAAGTCTGATATACAACATGATAGATCAAAAGCTATCATAATAGAAGGCACAAAAAACCTATCTTTAGGGGACAAGGGTGTCATTGAACAAGTATATGGTGCCCGCTTTGAAGAACGAAACCCTACGAAGACCCTAGCAAAAGGGACAATATATGGCGTACCGCAACGTGTTAGAACAGACTTCTCTCAGCACTCTCACTACGGTATGAACCCACAATACTTGGACGAGGACGGTGTTCCCAACTACGTAGCTATTTCAAAGAGGTTTCGAGAATTAGCTGACAACGTAGAACTTAAAGAACAACGACTAAACAGGTTTTTTAATTCTGTTGTTGTGAACGACTTCTATGATAATGCAACAGCCCTTATGTATGCACTACTTGTCAAATTGCATGTGTATAGAATGTTAGAAAAATTGAACAAGTATGATTATGAGTTAGTGATGCGCCCTGAGCAAGTCGAGACCATAATAGACGACGATTGGAATGTTATGTACACAAGACTTATTGAGTTTTTCAAACATAACCATATAGGCTTTGGTATGTACAAAGCGGACCCTGAGACACGAAACCTATTGAATAGCATGCGAGCGTGGTATGCCGCCTTACCCCCACGATTTATATTGGACAACAACGGTCAGAATGTTGAACAAGCTGTCTGGCATGCACATAGGTTTAAATATAATACTAAAGTTATACACATGTATGAGTATAACGATGGTCACAGTAGAAGTGGCCCTCATTTTGGAGAAGAGTTTGGTTTCATTGAGTGTCGCTTTAGGTACACCGATAGTCATAAAAAGTATGAATTTGACCAAGGCGGTATTCTGGAATGCGACAAATTTGCTTTGCCCGCCAATGAACAGGCAATTGATAGATACGGTACTGTGTATGGTTATATCAATGGTAGCGGGTTGCAAAAAAAGCAGGTTGCTATCCTGGGGCAGGTACTCTGTGGCAACAAAAGAACCACCCCCTTATTAATAGATCAGGACATAGACTTCGGTATATCCGAGAAAACAATCAAATGCTTTTCAGATTTGCGGTTAGACAATAATGAAATATTCACTGTGACTGAGTCAGATATTGTAAACACGATATCCACATTAGTCACAACACACAAGTGGTATGAAGAGCTCGCCAGTGCTTATAGGAGTTTGAGGTACTGGCTGGTTCAGCCAGGGACAGAAACAGTAGAAGCTCATTGGTGGACCGGTATGGATCGCGTATTGCATTTGCCGAAACTAGGTCTACGCCGAGCGGCGTTGCCTATGTTGCTCGAGAAGGGTGGCGTGAATATATCTCGTGAAGCCCTAAAAATAAATAAATTGGCACTGTCAAAATCTGATGCTCCTTATTTTGAGTCACTTTTCGCCACCACGTGTTGGTACTGGGGCGAGTACTTGGCGATATTTAACGCTAAGAACATTAAGCACATTATAAGGAAGATGGAATATAACACGGAAGATGCCTTAGAAGAAACGGTTAGGGCGGACGCTTTATACTCTGCAATATTAGGCAGGGCTATACCAAAACCAGTTTTTAGGCATCAATCTACCTACATACTAGGTGGCATAAGGTCACAGTTCACGCGAGTGATGAAGATAGGCCAGATCAACATAAACAATATGGAAGAGTATGGCTACATCGCTGTTAATAATGGCGTACGTTCCGGAACTATCGTTTATCCTGGTTGTTGCGCTCTGATCATTGGGCAGGCGGGTTCACTTATACTTGGTACACCATATGCCAGCATATTCCAAGTAAACCCTACTGTAGTCAAAGAGACTAGAACCAGAGACTACCGCGGGTATAATTACCACGATTTGTGGGCTTATGGTGTTGTCCAAAGATGGCAAGGTTATGATGTGGTATACAAACACCCCAAGTCTGGTGGTGTGCATACCATATACGCACCAAACGATGTTAGTATAGCTATGCCTCCTGTCAACCCCACAACAGTTGACCGTATTGAAAGCTACACTATACAGAGGAATAGGCCAAGGCAACATGTTTTCGGATCTGAAATCACCGATTTCATGAAATACAAAATGACCTTCACGTGGCATCGTATAAATTGTGTCCCGTTGGAGGAGCCGGACTACCACTCCGTAGGTGTGCAAGGTGAAGAAGCATCCTTTATGGTAGCAAGTAAGTTTCTGAGTGACATGCTTGACAAAGAACAATACTCTGCTGCTGTATTGATGAACTATGATATTGATACCCAGGATTTTTACGAGGGCGAACCGACGGTAGCCGTGCCGGTCCCAGACGCACAAAACTCGTTAAAATTAGCGGAACAAGACTTAGGACCGGAACCACAACCAGACGAAGACCCTGGGCCGGCAGTTTAAAACATCTCACTACTATATTTTCTTATATACAGCTCAATAATGACTGTCTGGTACAGTCTACTTTCGACCTGGCAACATTGTTTCTATTCGACATAATGTATGGTGTTAATATAAGTGGTAATTATATGTATCGTATTGGGGATACTTCTGTTCGGACGTATGCAGTTTACTTACCAGCCCTTAATCTGACTGCACTGTATATAACTAGGGATAATCACTTACCCTCGATGGGTAACTACTCGCTCATTAGAATTTCACAAATACAATACGGCCCTGAGCTGGCTCCTTATGGCCCGATTACAAACAAAGAACTACTTAACCACTTATTTTATATTACAGAAGCCTCTATGCATAGGGCTACTGAATTTTCGAATATTCATTTAATTAAAAGTTACCACCAAGGTACGCTTGAACCTCCGATCACTAAGATTAGTGGGCAGCACATTAGACACCTTACCTTTAACGAGTTACGTAGCTTCGAGTGGGCCGAACTATGCACACAAGTAGGCCCTACTATGCAGTTGATAGAGCGTCTTGCTCTTTCTGGTGCACATGAATCTTTCTTGGTTGGGCTGATAGTATGGGCTATGTGTTTACCTGAAGCTCAGAAGAAGTGGTGGAACGTATCAGGGTTTATTGATTGGAAGTTCAATGGGTACGAAGGTTTCATGCACTCTATAAAAAACAAATTTACCTTAAAGCTCAAAGCATTACAAAATTTATTACCACTCGACCTAACACCCTTTTTTGAATTGGAGGTCTTAGTAAATAGAGGAGTTGGTACTGTTGATTGGGCGCAGGAACGCCGTAATCGCATCGAGCTTAATGTAGTTAACATAGACTCTAACACAATATTTAATCACGCAGCGCGACTTTTCAAAAATCTAATTCGTCTAAAAGGCAGGCCTAAAAGATATAGCTGGGACAATTTTTGGGCCACCCGCTGGCAATGGAGTCCAACAGGAGCGTACAACAGCCAATATCCTGAGGATGAAAAGTTCAGACATAAAGAACACACTATGAGGCATAAATTCTATGGTTTTAACGCCATGCCAGACTATGATTTTTCTCATTTCTTTAACAGGAAACCAGAGATGTGTGCAAGGTCTTCAGAAAAATATGAATGGGGGAAGAACAGAGCTATATATGGTGTAGATAACACCAACTTTATTATGTCTAGTTTTGGTTTAGCGGGATGTGAAGAATTATTAGCTGGTCTATTTCCGATCGGAGTAGAAGCAGAGGCAAGGAAGGTTTCTCGGACTGTTGAGCAGGTGTTGAGGGACGGAGTACCTTATTGTTTTGACTTTCAAGACTTCAATTCACAGCACAGCCTTTCTAGTATGCAGGCAGTACTAG